GACACCGAGATCCGGAGCGTGCCGGTCAGCCCGATGCAGTCCTTCATGGTCTACGACGACAGCATCCTTCGCCGCCCGCTCTACTTCGTCAGGTACTACAAGAACGCCGACGACAAGGAGGTCGGCAGCTTCTCGGATTCCCGCAGCGTGTATTATTTCACGGAGTCGGCGACCGGCTACCGCATCGAGGAGGAACGCATCCACGGCTTCCGGCAGGTGCCCGCGGTTGAGTTCGTCGAGAATGAGGAGCAGATGAGCATCTTCGAGTCCGCATTGGCCATGATTAACGAATACAACAAGGCGCTGAGTGAGAAGGCGAACGACGTCGACTACTTCGGGGACGCCTATCTGAAAGTCCTCGGCGCGAAGCTGGACGAAGGCGAGCTGAGCGAGCTCCGCCGGAACCGGGTGATCAACTTTGAGGGCGACTTCGACAAGCTGCCCGAGGTGGCATTCCTCGAGAAACCGGAGGCCGACGGCACCCAGGAGAACCTGCTCGACCGTCTGGAACGGCTGATCTTCCTGACGTCAATGGTGGCCGACATCAACAATGTTGAGTTCGGCACGGCGTCCGGAATCGCCATTAAGTACCGCCTGTGGGCCATGAGCGCCCTCGCCAAGACGAAGGAGCGGAAGTTCACCCGGTCGCTGCAGCAGTTTTACAGAATCGCCTGCGGCTGCGTGGTGAGCCCCGTCCCGGAGGATTCCTGGATGACAATCGACTATATCTTCACTTTGAACTACCCGGCCAACCTCCTCGAGGAGACCGAAATCGCCAAGAACCTGGCCGGCATCGTTTCCAAGGAGACACAGATGGCCGTGCTCTCCGTCGTGGGCAATCCGGCGGACGAGCTGGAGAAGATGGAGGAAGAGGCCGCCCGGCAGCGCGACAGCATCTTCCCGCTGAGTGTCGAGTAAGGAGGTGAGGCTACGTGACCTCACTCGAGTATTGGAAGGAGCGCGAGCGAGCCGCCGCGGAGGAGTACGCCGTCACGGATGAGCAGGCGCTCGCCCGGACGCGGGAAATCTACACCCGGCTCGTCGCCTCCATTGACGAGAGGATAAACGCCTTCTACGCACGCTACGCCGCGTCAGAAGGCATCACAATGAACCTTGCGGAGATGGCCGTCTCTCAGTTCGACGTGAAGGCCTTCGAGGCCACAGCGGCCAAGCTCGTGGCCGACAGGGACTTCTCCGCGCAGGCAAACGCCCAGCTCAAAATCTATAACGCCACGATGCGGATCAACCGGTTGGAAATGCTGAAGGCCTACATCGGGCTCGACCTTCTGGAGGCGGGCGACGACCTCGTGCAGCTCGACGAGCGATACCTCACCGAGCGCAGCCGGGACGAGTTCGAGCGACAGGCCGGCATCCTCGGCGAGAGCATCCGGCACACGACCGACGACGTCCGGGCCATCGTCAACAGCAGCTTCTACAACGCCACCTTCTCCCAGCGCATATGGGCGAATGTGTCCGAACTGCAGAACGGCCTGTCAGAGATAATCACCAACGGAATCATCCAGGGAATCAACCCCCGGCAGATGACCGGGCGGCTGCGCGAGCGCTTCGCCGTCTCCGTGTCCGACGCCGAGCGGCTGCTCCGGACGGAGCTTGCCCGGGTGCAGACCGAGACCCAGCGCCAGAGCTTCGAGCGCATGGGCTTCACGGCTTATGTGTTCATCAGCCTGGAGGGCCGCGCCTGCCCTGTATGCGCTGCGCTGGATACCGGCGAGCCTATCCCGCTCGAGGACTTCATGCCGGGAGAGACGGCCCCGCCTATTCATCCGCAGTGTCGCTGCAGCATAGCAGCATGGGTGAACCGGGAGCAGATGGAGAAGGAGCTGGGCTTCGCACTCGACGAGGAAGAGGACGAGGCGGAAGCTGCTCCGGAGCCGCAAGAACCCGAACCCGAGAACACCCGGGAACAGGAAGAGATAGACGAGGCTTTAGAGTTCTATGTCAGCGGTGACGGCATGTATATCAATTCCTACCTTGCCGGACTTTTTGAAGAGCGAGGCGGGACATGGACGGAGGAAGACCAGCGCATCCTTGACCTGTTAGATAAGGCAACGAGCGACACGGTGAAAGAGTCCGTCCTTTACCGGAGCGTGGACGCCTCATCGATTTTCGGACAGCTTAGTGACTCCGAATATGAGGACCTGAAGAACTTCATCAAATACGGAGAGACCTCCGTGCCGAAGAATCAGCGGGAATATTACCAGAACTGGATAGACTCAACCGTCGGAAAGGAAATCACGGAACCCCGCATGATGAGCACGACCACGGACAAGGAAGTGGCCATGAACTGGTACGACTTCTCCGGAAGTGAGAAGCCAATGGTATTAGAGATTGAAGTCCCGAAGGGAACAAAAGGCGCGGACCTGAAGCGGTTCGACATAGAAGAAGACCCACAGAACGAAATACTGCTGCATCGAGACCAGACCTACACCGTCAAAGAGATAACGACGGAAGAGGGCCAGATATATGTCAAGATAAAGCTGAAATCAAAATAACGCACCCACCCGGGTGCTTTTTTTATGCCCAGACGTGGAAGGCTTTAAAAGCTACGGCTCCGGCCCAGACGTGGAAGGCCCTCAAAAGCTACGGAAAACAAATCGCCTACCCTGGCGTAAAAAGGAGGACAACATGGCAGAAGAAAACATCACCACCGCAACGGAACAGACCGAGGCGAACACCCAGACCGAACCGGCAAAGACCGAACAGGCAGCCCAAGACCCCGGGAAGGGGAAGCAGAAGGCAGAGAAGACCTTCACCCAGGCCGAAGTAGACAAGATCGTGCAGGAGCGTCTGGAACGTCAGCAGAAGGCCAACGAGGAAAAGCAGGCCGAAGCCGCGAAACTGGCGGCAATGAACGAAAAGGAGCGAACCGACTATCAGATCAAGCAACTGACCGCAAAGCTGGCGGAATACGAGGCCAGAGAAAACCGTGCAGCTATGGCTAAGGAAGCGTCAGCAATGCTCAGTGAGAAAGGTCTGACCGGAATCCCCGACGAGCTCATCTCGCCTCTTATCAGCGACGACGCCGAGCAGACCAAGAAGGCCGTGGAGAGCTTCGCGTCCACATTCCAGACGGCGGTAGACTCTGCCGTCAAGGCCAGACTGGCGGGCACGACCCCGAAGACTGGCGGCGCCGTGAACTCCGTCACCAAGTCGGAGATCCTGGCAATCAAGAACGACAAGGAACGCCAGAAGGCGATCCGAGACCATATTGAGCTCTTCCGGTAAGGAGAGCAAGAAAGGAGAAACAGTAAGATGGCAATTATTACAAATACCACCATTACCACCGACGTCGATCCCGCTATCAGCATCGACTACGCGAGCAGACTGGTCGAGAACATTGACGCCCTGCGTGAAATGCTCGACATCGCGGCCATGAAGCCCATCCGCGAAGGCGGCACCATCAACATGTACGGCCTGACCCGGACAAACACCCCCGCCCAGGTCGGCGAGGGCGACGAGATCCCCTTAACCAAGGTTCAGAGGAAACTCATTAAGTCCCTGACCATCTCTCTGAAGAAATATCGCAGGCTCACCACCGCCGAGGCCATCATCCGCGACGGCAGAGAGAATGCCATCAACGAGACCGACCGCAAGCTGATCAGCGAGGCCAGGAAGGAAATCAAGACCGCATTCATGGCGGCCGTGCAGACCGGAACCGGCACCGCTACCGCAGGCGCTACCCTGCAGGCGCAGCTCGCGAACAACTGGGCGGCTGTCCGTGCCGGCTTCGACGACATCGACGCCAGCCCCGTCCACTTCGTGCACCCGACCGACGTGGCTAATTATCTGGGCACCGCTCAGATCTCTCTGCAGACCGCGTTCGGAATGAACTACGTGGCCGACTTCCTTGGTCTTGGCTCTCTGGTCATCACCAATGCAATCACCGCCGGCAAGGTATGGTCTACTGCGAAGGAAAACCTGGCCGGGTACTACGTGCCCGTAGACTCTGAGGTCGCCGAGCTCTTCGGCCTGACCGTTGACGAGTCCGGTCTGGTAGGCGTATGCCACGGCCCCGCCCTTGACAGAGCGTCCATTAACACTCTGATCATGTCCGGCACCGTGTTCGCCCCCGAACTGCTCGACCACGTATATCAGGGCACCATCACGCCCAGTCAGTCGTAAGGAGGTGAGGCCGCGTGGCGTATATAGACGACGTTAAGACCCTCCTCGGGCCGACTATCGCGGCCACAGAAGACCTCGATGACCAGCTTAACCTCATAATCAACATTATCGCCCAGCGGCTGCTCATCCGGCTCGGCTCGCCCTCTACCGACGATGCGCAGACCGTTCCCGGGGAGCTCGGCTGGGTGGTGGTGGAGGCGTCCGTGCGGCGCTTCAACCGGCTGGCCAATGAGGGAATGAGCTCCGCCACCGTGGAGGGCGAAAGCCTGACCTTTGAGGACGCCGGGGACGACCTGGCACCCTTCGAGGACGATATACAGGCATATCTGGACGGCCTGGACGACCCGACCGTGACGAGAGGGCGGGTGAGGTTCCTGTGAGGTACGATACACCCGTGACCTTCGTCCGGGAGACCCCGGGCGAGTATAACGCCGCGACCGGCAACTACGGCGCCGGCACGCAGTCCGTGACGGATGTCTGGGCGAACGTCTCCGACACCGGCACCGACGCGCTGCAGCTCGTCTACGGGCAGCTCCGGCAGGGCGCGAAGACCGTCCGCATCCGGGGGCAGCTCTCCGAGGACGTGGACTACATCCTCATCGGCGAGCTGAAGTACAGCCCGGATGCCATCCGAACCTACAGACAGGAGCAGGTCTATATCTGCTCGCAAAAGCAATGAGCGGCGGCGTCAGCGTGACGGTAAAAGGCGCGGACGCGGTTATCGCCAAGCTGGAGAAGCTGGCCGACCGCGACGCCGTGGCCCGCATCGTCGCGCAGAACGGCGCTGAACTGCAGCAGCGAGCGCAGAGGAAGGCTCAGTTTAAAGGCCACTGGGAGGGGAATAAGTTCGTACCCCCGACCGGCACGCTGCGCCGGAGCATCCGTCTGGACATCCAGGACGGCGGCATGACTGCGGAAGTCAGCGCGAACACTGACTACGCGGCCTATGTGGAGTACGGCACCCGCTTCGCGGCGGCGCAGCCGTATCTTCGGCCCGCGCTGAGCGAGCAGGCGGAAATCTTCCGGCACGACCTTGAGCGCTTCGCCAGCGGGAAGGGAGGGAACTAATGGACGACAAACAGCAGAAGATCTTCACGGCGCTCCTTCTGGAGCTCCGGAGGCTGGGCGACGGCCTCTTCGAGGTCTACGACGGCGCACTGCCGCCGGCGGACGTCCCCTACCCCTTCGTCTTCCTGGGCGAGAATCATGAAATCGACGGACTGCTGAAGGGAGCGGTCTCGGCCCGTGTCGAGCAGACCATTCACGTCTACTCGAACGACGTCAAGAGCCGCGGCACTTTCTCGACCGTCATGGCCCGCTGCAAGCAGGCCGCTTATAACATCACGAAGGGAGACAGCTCCGTCATGCTCGCGGGCATCTCGGCGCAGGTGCTCCCGGACAACACGACAGCAGTTCCGCTGCGGCATGGCGTCATAGACGTCAGCTACAGATAACACAGAAAGGAGACCCCAAACATGGCTAATTTTGACGGAATCAGAGGCCAGAAGATCATCTACCTCTTCCGGAAATACAGCGAGCGCACCACCACGGCCGGACTGAACGTGGCCTACGTGAGCGATAACAGTAAGAGCATTAGCTCCAACGCTGACACCGTCGCCACGAAGGATGGCAACTTCAGCCCTGGCCAGTCCCCGGAAATCACGCTGAGCGCTTCCGCATACGTGAAGAAGGGCGACGAGCTGGTCGACAAGCTGAAGTCCGCCCTGCTCAACTCCGAGATGCTGGAAATCTGGGAGGCCAACCTGGACGAGCCCGGAACCACCTCTGGCAAGTACAAGGGCACCTACTACCAGGGCTACATCACCGGCCTGACCCTCAACTCCACCGCGGAGGAGTGGGCCAGCTATGACCTTGAGTTCACGATTAACGGCAAGGGCGCAGACGGCGACGTCACCGTGCCGGCATCCATCGTGGAGGAGTCCGACTACGTCTTCGCAGACTCTGTGCAGGCGCAGCAGTAATTAACCGACACACACACGGGCGCGGCGGCTGTGATAACCGCCGCGCCTTTTTACTATCTATGCTGCACGACAAAGGAGGCAGACAGAATGACGATTAACATTAACGGCAAAGAACACGAGATCCGCTTCGGCATCCGCTTTGTTAACGAACTCGACAAGGCGTTCGCCGGAGCCCAGGCGCAGTACGGCGGCGGCATCACCTACGCCCTGCCCCGGCTTCTGGACGGCGATGTGGCCGCCCTGGCGAAGGTTCTCTACCTCGGCACCTGCACGGAGAAGAGCCGCCCGAAGGAGGACGACGTCAACGCCTACGTGGAAGACCACGAAGACGTGGAGGCGCTTATGGCGGAGGTGCTGGACGAATTAAAAAAGCAGAATGCTACGAAGCTGAAGACCGTCAAGCTTCTGCAGATCTTCGAGGACATGGAGAAGGCCAGACAGGCCGACTGACAGACGAGGAACTGGAGGAGCGCATCCTTCGTGGCATACGGCAATTTGAAATGACGGACATAACCGCCATTGAGGAGCTGACCCCCCGGGAGTTCCGGCTGCTTAGTATCGGACACTCGCTCCGGGAGCTCGACGAGCTGGAGGAGCTTCACCTTGCCGCCTG